AGGTAAATGATTTCTTTTGTGGTTGCGGCGGCATGGGGATAGCCTTTAAAAATGCCGGGTATGAAATAGCCGGGGCGTGGGATTTTGATAAATACGCCGTGGAAACATACCGTGCCAATGTTGGGGACCATGTGCAAAAGGCAGATATAAAGGAATTACACCAAGCAGATATACCACAAGCGGATGTATGGGCGTTTGGTTTTCCTTGCCAGGATTTGAGCGTTGCCGGAAAGCAACGGGGCATGATTTTAAAATGTGAGGATTGCGGCGAGGAAGTAGAGATTAACCCGGAAGAGTACACGGGGAACACAAAATGCCCGGTATGCGGTGGGGAGAATTTCAAGGCGGCAAGCCGTAGCGGATGTTTCTTTGAAATGATGCGATTACTTGAAGAAACAGAGAGAGAGAGAAACGGCAATGCCGGCCGTTATCATTGCGGAGAATGTGCGAGGGTTACGCCCATATTTGCCAGTGTTACGCCTGGAATATGAACGGCACGGGTACACGGCACACATTGAAATGTTTAATAGTAAATATTGGAACGTGCCACAGAACCAGGACCGTTACGCAGTAGTTGGGACCAGGAATAAAAAGAACCTCACATTTACTTTTCCAAAAGAGCAACACGAATTTGTACCGAAACTTTCAGATTATCTTGAAAAAGATGTGGCGGAAAAATATTATTTGCCGGATGAAAAGGCGAGAACAATTATAGCCCAGGCAATGGAGAAGTTGGAGAAAATAGGGAAATGCCACGCTTGCATCACGCCGGACCGTATAAATAAAAGGCAGAACGGACCACGGGCAAAGGAAGAGGACGAGCCAATGTTTACATTGACCGCCCAGGACTTACACGGTGTTATTATCCTGGAAGATGAACAGACGGAAGAAAGCGTTATTACGGACATTGCAGAAGAAACCGGACTTTTAGACCCTAACGGATGCGGTAAAACTTTACGAGTTGGGGGGGGCGGAAGCATCACAAAGAAACATAACTACCAACACATCATTGTCAATCCAGGGGGGGCAGCAGTCAACAGAGTTTCCCATAACGGTAACGGTTAATAAGTGCGGAAGAAATGTTTTGAAAATAACGGATGTTTCCCCGTGCCTTACTGCAAGGGATTACAAAGGCTACGCCGGAAAGAAAGACATGATAGCAGTTATAGAAAAGCGAAAGGAACAAGACAATGAGCAAAGCGAATAACCAGGGTTGCCAAATTGTGGGGATGCTTGACATAAAAGGGAAAGACCAATGGCGGCGTGTGTATTCCGTGGATGGAATAGCACCAACCCTTGTAACGTGCCAGGGGGGGGGCAACAACACATGAAAATATTTGATACAAAACGCCTACGGGTGCGGAAACTCACACCGAAAGAGTACGGCATATTACAAGCGTTTCCTATGGATGATTGGAAACAAGTTGTTTCAGATAGCCAGGCATATAAACAATTTGGCAATGCAGTAACAACAACGGTATTTACCGCAATAGCGGAAGAGATAGCAAAAAGCATTTATGCAGCAGAAGAAAGCGAGGAACGAAACGTGGAAGCAGAAAACAAGGAATTTAACGGAATGAACGAACCGGAAGAAAAGCCAACGGCGGAAAGCATATTGGCAGAAGCAGAAGCGGAAGCCAGGGCGGCAGCAGTTGAGAAAGAAACAACCGCACTTCCTATTGAGGAAAGCATAACACCGGAAGCGGTAGCCGCCGGGATGCTACATTTTCTCTTTGATGCCGGAATAATAGCCCGTGCGTGCATAACAGAGGAAACAACGGCAATTTTTACAAAACACATTAAAGACGAGTTGGACGGAATGACGATTGGAGAGCAACCGGAAGTATTCAGAGATTGGACGGCAGCAGAAAACGCCGTGAATGACATTTTGTCAAAGTACACGCCGGCCGGCTACATGGGAAAAATCATCTATCCGGTATTACTGCCATTAAAAGAACGCCTGGAAGCCGGAGAAAGAACAGCGGATTTATTCAATGCCATTGTGGAAGCCACAAGGTAGGTGTTGCAAATGACATTAGCGGATATTGTGGGCGTTATGTCCGGCCCGGACCGTGTGCGGATTATGAAAGGCAAAACGGAATTATTTGCCGGATATTTAGGGAATTTGGTACACATGGCAGAATATGAAGCACTTATGGCGGAAGAGGTCACACGGATAAAAGAAACGGTGGACATAACCCATAAAAGATATAAGGAATTGGGATTGATGCAGCCGTTACACCCGGAAGAAACACCAAATTACAGTTTTTCGGATTTGCAGTTGACTATATACCGGGAAATCATATTGAAAAGTGAGGAATAAGCCGTGGCAGAAATTGGAAAATTGGAAATTACCGTTTTGGATATGCCAAAAATCCAAAGGTTATTGAAGAGGTACGAGAAAATACAAAGGCGGCGTGCCTGGAGAAATCACGCAAGGACAAAGAAAGTGAGGAATAGCACATGGAAGAAAAAGCAATGATGCCTATTAACAATCAGATTGAGCCGGATTTTTTAGAACACATCAAAAGCACTTTTAAGCGGTGGAGAGATTTAAACAACCAGGGCGTGACGATTGGGGCAAGGGAATTAAGTAATTTTGCCTTTACCTTAAAAGGTGCATCCATGAATAGCCATTTGGGATTTAAGTATAATTTCAACCCACGGGGAACGGATGCAGACGGAAACCCGGCAATCTCATTAAAACTTTATACCAAACCGGAGCAGATGAACCCGGCAGCAGATAGGCCGGTATATGAATTTGCAGCCCCTTACATGGTTTAGGGTGCAGCAGTACAGAAAGCGAGGGAACACAACATGATGCAGAAATTAAAAGAAGAAATCACGGCAGCAGCCAACAGAGAATTAAACCGGGCAAATGAGCAATTCCCGTTATTTACATCAAAACATGAGGGCGTGGCGGTTGCCTATGAGGAATTAGAAGAGAGCAAAGAAGCCCTTGAAGAGTTAGAAGCATCCTTTAAGTGCTTATGGGATGATGTGAGAGGGAAAGAAACGCCTTGTTATCTGAAAGAAGAGATAACACCGCTTAAAATCGCAGATTACGCAATTAACCTTGCGTGCGAAGCCGTACAGACGGCCGCTATGCTTATGAAATATGAAATGAGCCTTAACCCGGCAGCAGAAAGAGAGGGCGAATAATGGCAATATACGCAATTGATTTTGATAACACATTGGCTATTACCCGTTTCCCGGAAATTGTAGCCCCAAACAAAAAAATGGTTGCTTTTGCGAAAGCGGTAAAAGCCCAGGGACACCAAATAATATTGTGGACAAGCAGAGCCGGGGCAGACCTGGAAAATGCCGTGGAGTGGTGCAGATTGCAAGGACTTGTATTTGATGCCGTGAATGAGCCGTTACCAGAGCAGATAAAGCGGTGGGGCAACGATACAAGAAAAATCTATGCGGATTATTACATAGATGATAAGAATATGACAATAGCCCAGGTGGAAAGCACCATGAACCAAATAAAAGAGATTATGGAAGAAATGGCAGAATGAGAGGTAAAAGGAAATGAGTAAAAAAATCGAGGAAACAATTGTAATCAGAAACGAAAAAATGTCCTATGCGGTTCGCTTATGCTCAAAATTAGAGGGAGAGGGTTCACGGCTTGAAAATAGAAACCCGTATATGGTAGTAGAGGACGGGAAAATAAAGTATTTGGATAGTCTATACGGAAACAAAAGCGAGTTTAACTTTAATGATGAAGTTCATGCAGTTGCAAAAGAAATTTTCATAAGCGGTTTAAGAACGGCCATTAAAGAAGAAATATTGAGATTAAAACAATTAGAACTTGTTTTAAATGAAATGGGCCTTACGGAGTGCATAGGAAACACATTAGAAGAAAGTGCAACATTCTTACAAAGAGTTAAAGGCTTTATAGGACAAAGAGATTAACACAGAAAGCGAGGGAACACAACATGATGCAGACGGCAGCAGTACAGAAGATAAGCGAACCGAATAGCCCATATAAAGCAATGTTGGACCGGGCCTATATGATAGGCTACACGGATGCCATGAACCAGGAGAGAAGCCGCAGAAGAGCCGCCAGGGAACGCCGGGAAAGAAAAAAGTATTTTGCCATGCAGAAGTTAAACGGCGTTGCATTACTGATTTTCACGGCCGTAGCAATCAAGATTTTAGAGGGGGATGCAACAATAGCGTTTATAACCGTTCCTTTAGGGTTATCCATGCTTTTATCTAAAGAAATGTTGATTATCAATAAATATTATTGGAAATGTGAGGAAAAGATGGAAAGAGGGGTGCAGTAATGAGGTTTGTTATCCAGGGATTAAAGTACGATACGGATAAAATGAAGAAAATAGCGAATGTGAAGAAATGGTATAAAACCAATAGCCTACTTGTTAAGGCAATTTACGGAAATGAAGAAGTAGGAACTACATACGATTGTGAATTGTGGAGAAGCGAAAAAGGAAATTGGCTTTTGACACATACAGAGGACTACAACACGAAAGTAGGACACGCCATAACAGAAGAGGAAGCAAAAAGCCTTTTAATGAGATATGCACCGGATATTTACGAAACAGAGTTTGAAAAAATACCGGAAGCATAGAAAAAGCGAACCCCTATTGTAAAGGTGGGGACCTAAAACAATAGGGGTTGGAACTCAACAAAGAGAGTATAGCACAATATATAGTGTTTGTAAATGCGGTTTTTCTATATATAGGAAGAAACCGCATTGGAAAGGTTGGTTTTACATGGTCACAAGGGTTATTACCATAATTGCAGCAGTTACGGGAGCGGGATTTTTAACGCTTGCCGTTTTGTGGTTCATAGGATTTTTGAAAATCCGCCAGGCGTGGGCGTGGCTTTTTAAAGATTGGGACCATAGATTTTAATTTTTTTTGACGGTGCAACCGGGTTTAGCCGTCCTTGTAATGGGCCTTAACATATCAACCATTATATAAATATATATTTTATGTCTGCCTGGATAGGTGGGCTTTAGATAGATAAATGAAAAGGTGGGGCAATGGGTAAAAGATATTATGACAATTACGATTATGAGGAAGCATACAAGGAGCAATGCAAGAAGTTAGAGGAAGCAGAGTTGGAAAGGTGGATGAAAGAGGGGTGGGTAAACTGCCTTTACAGAACATCCACATACAAAAGCACCAACCAGGAGAGCAACACAACATTGCTTGAAAGTATGGTGTACCCGTCTTTTAAGGTCAAAGCAGATATGCCAAAGACCAAGAAGAAAAGGGAAACAAGCCCGTCACAATCAAACCTTAACGATAAGAACGCAAGACGGTATTTAATCCGGTTAGCCAATATCAATTTTGGAAAAGGGGACATATGGGCTACGTTTGGTTGGAATAACGGATTGTTGCCGGAAACATACGAGGATGCAAAAAAAGATGTGGTTAATTTCATACGCCGCATAAATCGCAAGCGTAAAAAAATGGGATTGGACAATGCAAAGTATATTTACATAATCGCATTTGAAGAATATACACGCCCACATTTTCATTTACTCATATCCGGCGGAATAGACCGTGACGAATTAGAAAAGATGTGGGGAAAGTGTGACAGACCAAACACCAGGAACATAAGCCCGGACGAGAATTTTTTATTAACCGGACTTGCTACCTACATAACACAGAACCCACACGGAACAAAGCGTTGGTGTCCGTCCAAGAATTTGAAAAAACCGGATGAACCAAAACGCAGTTACTCAAAATTCAGAAAAGCAAAGGTTGAGAAAATGGCCTTTGATAGCAGTATGTTACAAGCAGAAATGGAAAAGGCATATCCGGGCTTTACATTCCTAGATGCAGAGGTAAAGCACAACGGAGTAAACGCAGCCTTTTACATATACGCCCGTATGGTTAAAAAGGGCGAGAAGCCGAAAGGCAAGCCACAAAAAAGAAAGCGAGGGAACAAAGCATGAAAATTATTTGCACACTAAACCTAAAGGGCGGATGTGCCAAGACAACAACGGCGGTCAGCATGGCGGAGTTATTGGCAACCGGGTTTAAATCGAAGCGTGGAACGGTCAAACCCGGGAAAGTCCTTTTATTTGACAATGACAAGCAAGGGAACGCAAGCCGCCTATTTGATGCGTACCAGGGAGAAACAGAAAGCCCGGCGGCAGCAGTATTAAAAAATGCCACATTCAAGGGGAATACAATAAGACACACGAAAATTAAGAATTTGGACATTGTACCGTGTAATTATTTTATGGAGTTGGCGGAATTGGAGATTAAGGCAGATACGGAAACACCACAACATGACAGATACCGCCGGGCGTTTGAAGAATTGAAAAACACGCCGCCATTTGGAAATTATGATTGCTGCATCATAGACAACGCCCCGGATTTAGGCATGAACGTAATAAATGCACTTGTGGCAGCGGATGAAATTATTATACCCGTGAATTTGGATTGCTACTCATTGGACGGATTGGAAGAGTTGGTGGACCAGGTAAATAACGTAAGGCAGTTAAACAGAAAGGCCCACATTGCCGGGGTACTTATTACGGATTACGAGAAATCAGACACAAGCGAAGCAGCGGAAACATGGTTGAGAGAAAAAAGCGGATTGATAGTATTTAATACAATCATCAGACATTCCAAGAAAGTAAAAGACAGTACATTTTACCACAAAACGCCAATAGCCTATTCCGTGAGAAGTGGAGCAGCACAAGGATATAAAAATTTTATCCTGGAATGTATGGGAGAAACACGCATAGCAGAAATGCAGAAAGAGAGGGTATAACATGGGCTTTAATATTATGGACCTTATGAACGGGGCAACAAGGGCAGCAGTTGAGGGCGTGGACAACTACGAAGCAATAACCCTTAACCTGGACGAAATCAAAGTTACGAAGCACAACCGTTATAGCATGGATGATTTGGAAGAATTGGCAACATCAATTCTTATGGACGGATTGCAAGAGCCGTTAATCATTGGCCGGGTAAACGGGGAGTATCTTCTTTCCGGTGGACATAGACGGCGTGAAGCCCTTGTTATTTTGCAGAATGAGGGACACACGGAGATTACGCAGAACATCCCGTGCCGCTTTAAGGACATGACGGAAACACAATTTAGATTGTCCTTGCTAATCGGCAATACCTTTAACCGGAAAATGACCGATTACGATTTGATGAACCAGGCGGCGGATTGGAAAGAGGTATTGACCCAGGCAAGAAAGGAAAAATTGTTAGTCCTGGAAGAGGGAAAAAGGGTTAGGGATTATGTGGCGGCAGTCCTGGGGGAGAAACCAACCAAGATTGCACAGTTGGAAGCAATTAACAACAATGCCACGGAAGAGGTAAAAGAGCAGTTTGAAAAAGGCAATATGAAAATTACAAGTGCCTATGAAACAAGTAGATTATCCGAGGATGCACAAAAAGAAGTTGCGGCAGCAGTTGAAGCCGGGGCGGATATAAAGAGCGAAGAGATAAAACAGATGTCCGAGGAGAAGAAAAAGAAGCGTAAGACCGCCGAGGACATAGCCAAGGAACAAAATGTGTCAGATACCGACACATCCGAGGAAGAAAAGGCAAATGCCAAGAAATTACACGCCGTAAAAATGCTTGAAAAATATTATATCTATCTTTCCGAAGAGGAAACGGGCATTTTGGAACGGATGTTGGAAGATTGCAAACGCCGAAAGCGTGAATACGCCTTAGAGGAAGATTAAACGGGTATGGGGAAAATTATATTATTCCCCACGCACCCGGATTATTGCAAAAGGTGTATTTATTCCAGGGAGAACGGAACGTGTGCAAGCGAGAAATACAACGAAAATCAATACAAGGTAAATTGCGTGTGGCATTACTGCAAATACCGGAAAGAAAAGGCGGAATATGAAACATGAGTATGCAGAACATGAAGAGAAGCGAAACAACGGAGCAAATAGCCCTTTTCAATTGGGCGAAACGGACAGAAAGCATATTGCCGGAATTGGCGTTGATGTACCATGTGCCAAACGAGGGCAAAAGGAGCAATGGCGGAATATTAAAGGCAGCCGGACTTAAAAGCGGAGTGCCGGATATATGCCTACCCGTTGCAAATAACGGCTTTCACGGGTTGTATATCGAATTGAAGTTCGGAAAGAATAAGGCAACCAAAGCCCAGGAAGAGTATATGGCAATGCTTAATGAACAAGGTTATAAAACGGCGGTGTGCTATGGGGCAGAGGAAGCCGGGGAAGAGATATTGGCATATCTCACAGAACCGGGACGGATGCCAAAGAAAGCGTGCGTAAATGCACCGTGGATTGCCGGAATGTGTGACGGTATCAATTTACCGTTCCGTATGTTCCACCGGGAAGAGTGCCAGGGGTGCAAACATTTCAACCCAGGCAAGGAAGAAAGAACCGTAAATGAAGCGTTGGCGGATGTTATGGTGGAACTTAAAGAAATCACGGCAGATACAAAGCGGAAAATCATAAATCTTTCATGTGGCATAGGTTTATACAATAATAGCCTGGAAGATACGTTGGAAAGCATCAATGAGAATTTGGCATATTTGGTTAAAGAGCAAGAATTGACCGTGGAGCAGTCGGCAGCAGTTTTAACGGTTGCTATGAAAGCCTACGAAGTAGGAAAGAAAGCGAGGATAAAAGTATGAGTGCAAAAGTAGATAAAACGGGTTCATGTTCCTTTTGTGGACAGACAAAAATAATACAGGTCCCGGAAGAGTGGGAGCAAGGGCAGATTAACGAAGCGGTAACGTGTGAGTGCGAATGTGAGCAAGCACAAGCATACGCCAAAGCAAAAGAGAGAAAGGACAAGGCAAAGAAAAGAGTAAATGAATTATTCGGCAGCGGTGCAGAAAAGCCCGTTGCGGACGATGTGGTTAATCTTTTAATTGCAACCGTTGATGCAATCGAGGATAAGCACATGAAAGGGATTACCGTTGATGTGGGGCATGGCGTAAAAGCAAAGGTTTCTAAAATGGCGAAAGAAAGTATTAAGGTTGAACGGTCAGAGAATAAAAAGACCACCTACGAAGAATAGCGGATTGGGGGGGGCAGTATTGCAAAGAATTGATGATGATATTAAAGCCACAGTAAAAAAGATTATCCAGGGCAACGAGAAACGCAAACGCCGGATGCTTAACGGGAACGCATCAGCATTTGACCGTATGGCTTATAGCGTGATAAATGAAGCCCTTAATAATTCATGCCACAACATAGATAGCGAAGCGGCACGGGAGCAGATGCAGAAACAAATATACAAAAGCGTGGTTCATTGTGCGCCGTATGAAAGTATTTATGATGTGATGTGTGGCCGCCGTCAATTCTACGATTACCGCAATGAATTTATAACCGCAGTTGCCGAGGGGTTAGGAATGTTGCCAAGCGGCAGCAGGACTAAAAAGAATACCGGATGCAGCAGTACAACGGGGACATAATAGCAAGGCAAAAGAATTTATAATTGGGTTATGGGTAGCAATACGCATAACCCATAAACCATTTACAGAAAGGGCGGTGGGACCGTGAAAGAATATGCAAAGGGCTTTTATAAGTCCGCCGCATGGAAGAGAGCAAGGCAGCAAGTAATAACAAGAGCAAACGGATTGTGCGAAAGATGCAAAGCCCAGGGGATTTATAAACCGGGTTACATTGTGCATCACAAAGAATATATTACGCCGGGCAATATCAATAACCCAAACATAACATTGAACCTGGACAACCTGGAATATGTTTGTGAGGATTGCCACAACAAAGAACACAAGGCGGCACATACACCAATGCGTTATCAGTATGATGCAAGCGGAAATTTATTACCGCCGAAAGAAAATAATAAAGCAGACCACACCCCCGGGGTGCAGAATTTGACCCCGGGCAAAAGAACCGAGGGAGTTACCTCAAAAAAACTCTGCAAGGTCGCACGCATATGAGGGGGGTATATTCATGGCAGAAAGCAAGAATGATTTAACAGAAAATAAGAAAAAAAGACCGAACAAATTAACAAATGCGAGGATTAAAAAAGAGATAGAGTTTTTAGAAAAAATGTTCGTGGGGGTTGATGATGAAAACAAGAAAACCCTTATAAATTCACTGATTGAGGAAGCGGCATTTTTAAAAGTGGCTTGTTTCCAGGCGAAAGAAGAATTGAAAAAAGAGGGCCTTACAACGGAAACCGTGAACGCATCACAGAAATTTGTAAAAGCCCACCCCTCAACCCAAATTTACGAGAAATATTCACGCCAATATACCGCAATTATTCACTCACTCATTGAGTATTTACCGCCAAAAGAAAAAGAAAAAGTGGACCGTTTGGCGGCGTTACGGGATGAATAGTTAATGGATAATTGGATTTTTAAATACCATGAAGCAATCCAAAAAAAAGAAGTAATTGTGGGTGTATGGGTGCGGTTGTGTTTTGAGATTTTGACAACCGGGCTATTAAATGGCGAGTGGGAATTTAACGAGAAAAAAGCGAACAAGGCTATAAAATTCATAGAAAATTTTTGCCACCATTCAGAGGGGCGGAGTGACCTTTTACACCTGGAATTGTGGCAAAAGGCTATTGTGTCCGCCATATTTGGCATTATGGACAAAACAACTGGGTATAGGCAGTTTAGAGAGGTTTTTATAATTGTTGCCCGTAAGAACGGCAAAACGCTTTTTGCCGCTGCAATAGCCGCATACATGACATACATAGACGGGGAATATGGGGCAAAGGTTTATTTCCTTGCACCGAAGTTAGACCAGGCGGATTTAGTGTATGATGCCTTTTATCAGATTGTGCAATCAGATGATGAATTGGACAGTATCACAAAAAAACGCCGGAGTGATATTTACATAAAGGCTTTCAATACGAGCGTAAAAAAGATTGCTTTTAACTCTAAGAAATCGGACGGTTTCAACCCTCAATTGGTAGTCAATGACGAAATGGAAGCGTGGCCGGGAGACCAGGGATTGAAGCAATACGAGGTTATGACTTCCGCCCTGGGAGCAAGAAAGCAGCCGTTAATAATATCCATTGCAACCGCCGGATATGTGAATGACGGAATTTTTGATGAATTGTTTAAAAGGGCAACGGCATTCCTAAAGGGCAATAGCAGAGAAAAACGGCTTTTGCCTTTTATTTACATGATAGACGATATAGAGAAATGGGATAGCATAGAGGAATTAAAGAAGAGCAACCCAAATTTGGGCGTGTCCGTATCGGTGGAATACTATTTGGAGCAGATAGAAATTGCAAGGAACTCTATTTCTAAAAAAGTGGAGTTTATGACAAAATTCTGCAATATCAAACAAAATTCCGCCGTGGCATGGTTGGACTATTGGGATGTTATGAAATGCGTACATGAAGATAAGCCGTTAGCCCTGGAAGATTTCAAAGGATGTTATTGTGTGGCCGGTATCGACTTATCACGCACAACGGATTTAACCGCCGCAAGCATCATAATCAACCGGGACGGAATAAATCATGTGTTCACACGTTTCTATATGCCACAAAAGCGGTATGAGATAGCCATAAATGAGGACAACACGCCATATAACATTTACCGGGACCGTGGTTTTTTGTTTATATCCGGGGAAAACCAGGTGGACTATAAGGATGTTTATAATTGGTTTATCGAACTTGTGAAAGTATATAAAATAAAGCCGCTAAAAATCGGCTATGATAGATATTCAGCAAGTTACCTTGTAGATGATTTGAAAACCGCCGGATTTCATACGGATGATGTTTACCAGGGTACGAACCTAACGCCTATTCTGCATATGTTTGAGGGCGAATTAAAAGACGGCAAATTTAATTTTGGGGACAATTCCATGTTGGCGAGCCATTTCTTAAATGTGGCGGTGGATATAAACCTAAACGATAGCAGAATGAAGCCCGTAAAGATTGAAAAGCGTATGAGGATAGACGGGGCAATGAGCGTTTTTGATGCCCTTACAATGGTTTCCAAGTATCACAATGAGATAGGCAAGAAGTTATTGAACGAAAGCCGGGAAACGGCAAAAACAACGGAATAAGAGCCAGGCGGCAGCAGTATAAAAGAGGGTCAGAATTTCAACACGAAACATTATAAAATGTTTGTGTGAGAAATCCGGCCCTATTTTTGAAGAAAGGGGGAGAGCAAGACGGGAATAATTGCAAATGTATTAAATTCATTCAAGATAAAATACAGACCCTTACTATTAAGCCGTGGCGAATATGAGCCAACGGGAACATTAAGGGATAATGATATTGTGGGAGCAATTGCGGATGCAATCGGAAAGAATGTTGGTAAGTTGAAACCCCAGGTTATCCGCAAGGATGAAAAAGGCATGGTAATAAAAAATGATTACCTTGCAAGGCTTTTAACATTACGCCCATGCCCGGAAATGTCAACGTATGATTTTCTTTACAGAATTGCCGTTGATTTGGTTTACACATCCAATTCCTTTTCCGTGGTTTTTTGGAACAAGGATTTTACCAGGGTTGAAAGCATCCAACCGATTACCACAACATCATATAGGATTTTTGAGGATGATAAAAATAACATCCTTTTCCGCTTCCGTTGGGATTATGACGGCAAGCAATACACCGTACCATACCAAAATGTAATCCACATCAAGGCAAGGTACAATAAACGCCGTTTCCTGGGAACAACGCCGGATATGGAGTTAAAACGAAGCCTTGACCTCATAGAAACATCCGGGGAAACCATAAAGAATATTGTAAACCGTTCAAACTCACTTGCCGGATATTTGAAATATAACAATATTGCGGATGATGAAGAATTAAAAGAGATTGCCCGTAATTTCCAGGATGCCTATATGAACAAGGACAACGCCGGGGGGATTGCCGCAATAGATAACACGGTAGAGTTTAAAGAGATTGCACAGAGAACGCCGAGCATACCGACAAACCAAATTACATTCCTACGGGATAACGTGTATAGGTATTATGGCGTAAATGACAAGATTTTGACATCAACCCTAAACGATACCGAGTTTATTTCTTTTTATGAAAATGTGATTGAACCAATCAGCGTTCAATTATCCTATGAGTTTACATTTAAGTTACTAACACCCCGTGAAATTGGCTACGGAAACCGCATTGATTTTGTGGCAAACCTTTTGCAGTATGCAACATTGCAGACAAGGGAAACCATAGGCGGCGGAATGTTTGACCGTGGAGCGTTGACAATCAACGAATATAGGGAACTCATGTATTACGGCCCGGTTGAGGACGGGGACCAAAGGTTGGTATCTCTAAACTATGTCAAAGTTGGGGACCAATCATTGTACCAGGTAGGGCAGCAGAACGAGCCGCCGGATGATACCGGAACAAATGACAAAGAAAAACGGGCAATGCAAGCGGCCGCCCGTGCCTATATGCAGATTATGAAAGGGGGTTAATGGAAATGCCACAGATAAAACAGTTTATTGCGTGCAAGAACGCCAAGACCGCAACCGTGAAGCCATTTTGTGAGATTAAAAATATCACAGACACAACGGCGGACCTGTATTTTTATGGGGATATTGTTTCGGATTGGTGGGGAGCATGGCAAGACGAGGACCAATACCCGGATGCAATCAAAAATTTCCTTGCCGAAGCAAACGGCAGAGATTTAAACATTTATATCAATAGCGGCGGCGGTTCGGTGTTTGCCGGAATTGCTATTTACAATATGCTTAAACGCTACCAGGGAAAGAAACATTGTTTTGTGGATGCACTGGCCGGTTCGATAGCATCTCTTTTTCCGTTTGTGGATAGTGATAAACCGACAATTCCAAAGAACGCCTATTTGATGATACACAAGCCCTGGTGCGATTGCGAGGGCAACGCCAACGATTTACGGAAAATGGCGGACACGTTGGAAGCAATAGAAGCCGGAATATGGAGCATCTACGAGGAACATTTAGCAGAGGGCGTAACAATCGAGCAGATAAAAGAGTTAATGGAAGCGGAAACATGGTTGAGCGGCGAGGAAGCCGCAAAATACTTTAATGTGTCGGTGGGAGAAGAAAATACCGCCGTTGCAGCAGTCCAGGACTACACAAAGTTATATTGCAAGAACACGCCGGAAGCATTAGCCGGGGGAAATCCGCCGGACAATACCAAGGACCAGGCAGCAGCCGAGGAAAAAGAAATCAGAAACAAAATTGCAGCATTAACAATTAAACACATGGAGTAAGAAAGAGAGGAAAGCAGCATGAACAGAGAACAGTTAATGAAAATGAACAAGAAAGAACTGAAAGCACGCCTTGTAACAGTAGGCAAGGAAGCCCAGGACAAGAGCGGCGAGGAATTAACCGCACTTATGGACGAAGCAAAGATTATTGGGGAAATCCTGGACGAGATTAAAACCCGTGAGGAACTTGCAAAGGCAGCCCAGGCAGCAGCCGGAGAGGGCGAAGAACCGGACGGAAACGCCGGAGAGGGTGCAGAGGTAAAAGACCAGGCAAGAGCAAAGAGCGGCAAGGCATTAAAGGCCGGAGCAAAGACCACATACAACGCAAAGAAGATTGCTAAACCCATGGCGGCACTTTCTACCACAACGGGCGTTGTTATGCCACACCACACAAGCCCGGACATTGCACCGACATTTAACAATGTATCATCCCTTATTGACCGTGTTACAACCGTTCCACTTGTAGGCGGCGAAACATATAGCCGCCCTTATGTGAAGTCCTACGGGGACGGGGCCGGAAGCACCGCCGAGGGAGCAGATTACAACACATCCGAACCGGAATTTGGTTATGCAGAGATTGCAAGGGAGAAAATCACGGCATACGCAGAAGAGCCGGAAGAAATGCAGAAATTACCGGATGCAGATTATGACGGCGTTATTGAAGATAGCATTACAAGAGCAATCCGCCGTTACGCATCCCGTCAGATTTTAGTAGGGGACGGAAAAAGTGGAAAATTCAAGGGTATTTTCTATAATCCGACAAGCGAAAGTGATGATATTATCGACCGCAACACCGACATTACAACCATTACCGCCGTTGCAGATGATACCCTGGACGAGATAATTTATTCCTACGGTGGGGATGAAGAGGTTGAAGATGTAGCCGTGTTAATCCTTAACAAGAAAGACTTAAAGAAGTTTGCCAAGTTAAGAGATAAACAGGGCAGAAAGGTTTACACAATCGTAAACCACGGCAACACCGGAACAATTGATGAAGTACCGTTTATTATCAATTCCGCTTGCGGAGAAATCGGCGGCGGTACGGGTGCTTATTGCATGGCATACGGCCCGTTATCCAATTATGAGGTTGCCGTATTCTCTGATATTGAAACGGCAAAATCTACGGATTACAAGTTTAAATCCGGCCAGATTTGCTACAAGGGTTGCGTATTCATGGGCGGAAACGTTGTTGCAAGAAACGGCTTTATCCGTGTAAAGAACGCATAAGAAAGAAAGGCGGCTAAAGCATGACAAAGGAAGAGTTGATTGCAAAAGCCAAATTGAGAATTAGAAAAACATCAAATGATATGTTGGATGAAGATGTGGGGCAACTTGTAGAAGTTGCCCTTGCAGACTTAAAACGTATCGGTGTGCATAGTTCCTATTTGGACACAACAGACATAAAAGACCCCTTAATCATTGAAGCCGTTTTGCTATATTGTCAAGCCAATTTTGGAAGCCCGGACAATCAAACACAGTTGCTTGCATCCTATGATGCAATGTGTACCAAGATAAAAGGCGGTGGGTATCATAGAGAAGCCAATAAAACTATTGATTAAAAAGAATCAAACAGAATACCAAGAAACGGAAGTGTTCGCAACAATTAATCCGGTGGGGCGTGACGAGTTCGCAGCCGCCGGACAGTTGGGCTATAAAGCAACTTCACAATTGGAAGTTTGGGGATTTGAATATGACGGGCAAACAGAAGTTTCCGTGGACGGAAAGCGTTATGCGGTATACAGAACATACGGACCGAAGAGCAACGGAAAAACAGAGTTGTATATTGCGGAAAGGGTGGGGAAAGGTTGAAAGTTTCACTTGATAACCTGGACGAAGAAATAAAAAAAGAATTGGAAAATTTCAATGCGGAAGTGATAAACGCAGCAAATGACAGTTTCCAGGAAACGGCAAAGGAAGCCGCAGAAATGCTAAAAAAAGGCGGACCGTACCAGGAAAGAACCGGAGCATACACAAAAGATTGGGCGGTTGACAAGAGAGGAAGCCGGACAAGCGTAGTTACCGGGTTAAACGGATATAGCGTTTACAACAAGAAACATTACCAATTAACGCACCTTTTGGAAAACGGACACCAAAGCAGAAAAGGGGGCCGTGTAAAGGCATTTAGTCACATTGCCCCGGTCAATGAACAATTGGGCGAAATGGTAACCGGAAAGATTGAAAGCAAATTAAGGGGGTAAAAATGACAACGGCAACAGTATTAACAGAGAGGGCGGAAAGTCTGGGACTACCCATAACGAAAAACGCCTTTGAGGGGACTTTAGAAAGCCCCGTGCCGCCATTACCTTACATGGTTTACCTTTTGCCACGGGAAGCAACCGCCGGGGCGGATAGTAGGCCGAATAATCTAATGGCGGATGATTGGCAATTGGAACTTTACACCGTTGCAGATGATGAAGCGGCGGAAGAAATCAGAACACGGATTGAAAACGAGGTTTTACATGATGTGGACTATGTTAAATTTGTGGCTTATGTGGATAGCGAGGAATGTTTTCAAACGGCCTACGAAGTCACGGGATTATTGAGGAAAGCGAGGAAATAAGAATGGACAAAGAAAGCATTGTTTTAGGTAGCGGAGATTTGTATTGCACAGACTTCCAGGGAACAAACGAAACAATCCCGGATGATGCAGTGATTGAAACAGAAGATAACCGCCTGGGGCATATTAAGGGCGGTGCGGAAATCGAGTATGCACCGGAGTTTTACGAAGCAAAAGACGATATGGGTAAAGTTTCCAAAGTAATTATTACGGAAGAGGAAGCCACCCTTAAAAGCGGAATTATGACATGGTGCGGAACAACGCTTGAAAAGCTATGTCAAACCGCAAGGGTAACAGAAGATAAGGCAAAGGGAATTAGAACGGTCAAAATCGGCGGTATCGGAAACGCAACGGGTAAGAAATACCTTTTGCGATTTGTCCATAAAGATACCCAGGATGGAAACATCCGTGTAACGATTGTTGGTAATAACCAGGCCGGTTTTACAATTGCATTTGCAAAAGATAGCGAAACCGTTATTGATGCAGAATTTAAAGCACAGCCTATGGACAAAGAGGGTACTTTAATCCTTTACACAGAGGATATTGACAAAACAGAGTAACCGAAACACAGGCCAACGATAAGAACGGGCGGCCGGTTGAAAAATCGAGCCGCCTTATTGAATGAAAGAGAGGAACACAACATGGCAGTAAAAGAATTTAACATGAACAAAATTAAACGCACCTTTTGGCCGTTTACTCTGAAAGATAAAAAGGATGAAAACGGAAATGTGGTTGAAAAGGGCAAAAAAATCATTGTCCGTATGCCACAAAAGGGCGTTTTTGAAGCAATAAAAGATGTGGAAGCCAACGGAACGGGCGAGGATGCCGATACATCAACCATTTATAACCTTGTGGCAGCAGTATTAAACAACAATATGGGAAACGTGAAAGTTTCCGCCGAAGAGGTAGAAAGTTACGATATTGAAGAATGTACGGTAATCCTTAACGCCTACATGGAGTTTGTGGATGAATTAAAAGCAAACCCAAACTAAAAATGCCCTATTATCCACGCCAGGATAAAAAGGGCGAAATCCCGTATACAATTCTTACACGCCCGGAAAAATTGGTTATGGACTATTGCCATATCAATATTTACGAAGTCCAGGAAATGGAAATAGATATTTACCTTTTTTTCTTACGGGAAGCAATGATATTTGAAAATTCACAGACCGAAGAGGGACGGAAGTATTTAAAAGATTGTTTCCGTATGGAGCAGACCAAGCCGGACCGTGAGGGATTAAGAGAAAGATTTGGAAAGAAAGGGGGAAAGTCAAGTGGCTAACAACATTAAGGGCATTACTATTGAGATTGGCGGAGATACAACCAAACTGCAAAACGCCCTAAAGGGTGTAAACGGGGACCTAAAAAGTACCAAGAATGAGTTAAGAGAGGTTGAAAAGGGCTTGAAATTAGACCCCAAGAATACCGAACTTTTAGCACAGAAACAACAGCTACTTACTAAGGCAGTAGGCGAAACCAAAGATAAATTAGATGTATTAAAAACGGCAGAAGCCCAGGTAGAGCAGCAGTTTAAAAACGGCGAAGCATCAGAGGAACAGTACCGGGCAATCAAACGTGAAGTAATCGCAACGGAAGCAGAACTAAAAAGCCTGGAAGAGCAAGCAAAGGCGAGTAATTCAACGCTTGCAAAGGTGGGGGATGCGTTCGGAACGGTAGGGGACAAGGCTACAACAATAGGAAATAAGTTAATGCCAGTTACCGCAGGGATTACCGCACTAGGGACCGCCGGGGTTGCGTCCGCAATGGCACTTGACAACGGTTACGATACCATTATCACAAAGACGGGAGCAACCGGGGAAGCCCTGGACAGTTTAACCGAGGTTGCGGACAATGTATTTTCCGATATGCCTACAACAATGGATGATGTGGGCGTGGCGGTTGGAGAAGTCAATACAAGGTTCGGGGCAACCGGGACAGAGTTAGAAAATCTTTCAAAAGATTTTATCAAGTTTGCAAACATCAACGGAACGGATTTAAACACGGCTATTGATAGCGTGGACAGTATTATGACAAAATTCGGTGTTGATGCTTCACAGACAAAAAACGTGCTGGGGCTTATGACGAAAGCGGGCCAGGACACGGGTATTTCAATGGAAACATTGGAAACCGCACTTACAACCAACGGCGCAAGCCTTAAAGAAATGGGGCTTGATTTAACATCATCCGTTAATTTACTTGCACAAATGGAAGCAAGCGGCGTTGATGTTTCAACCGCACTTGCCGGAATGAAAAAAGCGGTGCAGAACGCAACGGCAGACGGCAAGAGTGCAGACGAAGCATTGACCGAAACAATAGATAGCATTAAAAACGCCAAGACAGAAACAGAAGCCTTAACCATTGCATCAGACCTTTTTGGAAAAAAAGGTGCGGCGGAAATGACCCAGGCAATCCGTGAGGGGCGTTTATCCGTAGATGATTTAAGCGGTGCTTTATCAGACTATGGGGATGTGGTAAGTGATACATTTGAAACCACATTAGACCCGTGGGATGAAGCAACCGTGGCAATGAATAATTTAAAACTTGCCGGGGCAGACCTGGGAAGTTCCATTTTAACCACATTGCAGCCAACAATTGATAAGGTTGTGAACAAGGTAAAAGAGTTTACAACATGGTTTAAAGACCTGGACGATAACACAAAGCAGATGATTGTAAAAATCGGAATGATTGTTGCGGCTATCGGCCCGGCTTTAATCATATTTGGGAAAATGTCAACGGGAATATCCGGGGTAATAAAAACCGTAACGGGATTAACAAGCAAAATAGGCGGAATGAGTGGTGTTTTATCAGCACTCACGGGACCGGTTGGAATAGTGATTGCTATTATAGCGGCACTTGCCGCCGGGTTCATTGCTTTATATAAAACCAATGATGAATTTAAAGAGAAAGTGGACGGGACCATAGGAAAGGTAAAGGATGCCTTTTCGCAGATGTGGACAACCATACAACCACTTTTGGAGAGCCTAAAGC